TTTGACAGATTAAATCCTGAAGAAGAACCTTTATTAATGCCATTCAACGATTTTGTTCCGCTTGGATGGATGAAAGAAGTTGGGTCGATGGCAGGTGAAGCTGCACATTTTGGAGCAATTTCAGATTGGTCAAAAGCCCAACCATTCCGAAATCAAGAGGCAATACGAGATTTTTATCGAAAATGTGATGAAAGGGGTGCTGATTTCCGTTTACTTCCACATGGAGATATTTGGAAATGGAGAAAAGATTTTATAAAAAAGGAAGATAAAAAAACAATAACATATTATTTTCCATCCACAAATACAGAAATTGTTGTTACTAGTTCTAAAGCAACGGATAAAGGAAAAACAGACGAGGTTGATTTAAGAAGCTGGCATGAAGCTATGTTGCAAAATTCTTATATTTGGAATGTTGCAAAAAAAGTATCAGCAGATGTAAAATTTTATGATCCTAAGAAATCACTTCAACAGTTGGTTAAGGAAAATGGTGTAGATAAATTCTTAGCAGGTATGATGTTGAGAGAGGAGCATAAAAAGGCTTCGTGTGTATTGTCTGCTGATAATGGTTCAGATAAATATTGGAAAACTGTTCCTGGTCAATGGGCATTGAAAAATATAGATGCAATAGAGGATCGTTTGAAAAAACATACTTCTAATAATCCAAATGGTGTGTCCATTAAAGATGGTGTGGCAAAAACTACCATTAAGGGTAAAAATATTGAACTTTCTCTTACAGATGTTTTGGGCATTCAGAGGAAGAAAAACGGATCTGGTTTTTTGAAAGGTAAGTTAAATGATACACAAATTGTTTCATGTGCTATGTTAATTATGGATGAACATGGTAAACGATATATAAATCCGAAAACTAACAGACCATATGGGTTTAAATATACTAAACAATTTGGTATGACATCAACAGCTCTTCACCAGAAGCCAGGACATCTTAGAGTAAAGTTTTATCATCATGGAATTAAAAATATCTTTAAGAAGATGTTGTTGGAATATGATGGCTCTGAATACTTGATCCGTGGCAATAAAGATCACAAATTATTGTTAAAGTTTGTGCGTAATTCTTGTCGGATTGCTTATGAACAAACTTTAAAAGCATTGATAGCTTGTAATAATGGTGTTGCAAAGACAGGTTTGGAAAGTTATGCAGCTTGATATAATATACTGAATTTTATACTTAACTCCTTGAAAAGGGAATTTTAATCATAACTCATTATATTATTATTTTTTGATAACAAACATTAAATATTTTATCTTGGAATTTTATCCATAACTCCCTAAGGGGGAATTTTATAGTTAACTCCAAGGGAATTTTAAAATCAACTCCATTAATAAAATATTTAATGTTTGTATCGTTTTTTGGGTAAAGGAGATATAATGGCAGTAAATAATTTAATTAAACAATTAATCAAGGAGTCAGGAAATGATATGGCGTCGGTTGTATCCGCTGGGATTCTTGGTGATTGCTCTACTTTTGTGGATACTGGGTCTTATACGTTAAATGCTTTGGTGAGTGGGTCTTTATATGGTGGAATACCATCAAATAAGATTACTTGTATAGCAGGACAAGAGGCTGTAGGTAAAACATTTTTTGCATTGAGTATAGCCAAGAATTTTTTAGATCAAAGTGATAAAAATCTTATTATATATTTTGATAGTGAAAGTGCAGTAACAACAGGTATGTTTGAAGAAAGGGGACTTGATACTGAAAGAATTATTTATGCTCCTGTTGCTACAGTAGAAGAATTTAGAACACAATGTATTAAGTTGATAAATTCGTTTCCAAAAGGCTGGAAGGGTATGATCTTTTTGGATTCTTTAGGAAATTTATCAACAAGAAAAGAAATGGATGATTCTGCTAGTGGTTCTGATAAAAGAGATATGACTAGGGCCCCTATGATAAGGGGAACATTCAGGACATTAGCAATTGCATTAGCTAAGGCAGATATGCCACTTATTATCACAAACCATACTTACGACGCAGTTGGTAGTATGTTTCCAAAGAAAGAGATTTCTGGTGGTGGTGGAATTAAGTATGCAGCCTCAGTTATTGTTACTCTAGGAAAAAGAAAAGTTAAAGATGGTACTGAGGTATTAGGAAATATTATTAAGTGTAAGCTACATAAAGGTAGATTTACAAAAGAAGAATCGGTTGTTGAAACAATGCTTGACTACCAGACTGGCTTAGACAAATATTTTGGACTGGTTGAGATTGCAGAGAAATATGAAATTTTTAAAAAGGTTTCTACAAGATTTGAAATGCCAGACGGAACAAAAGTTTTTGAAAAGGCAATCGTCAATAATCCAGAAAAATACTTTACAGAGGATATAATGAAACAACTTGAAGAAGCTGTATTTCAAGAGTTTAATTATGGCTCCAAAAAGGGAGAACAGGATGAGGACGCATGATGTAGGTTTAAAAATATTATGGATGGTTGTTGGTATTATTATAGTTGGAGGAATTTACTGCTTATCATATTATAACGTGGATGAAGCCGTGGTAAGTGAATCGAAAACATTTATGGAATTTGTGAGAACTGTATTAAAATGATAACAATGAATAACGAAGAAACAGAAAGATTATTTAGAGCATATACATCTTATAGGGGAGTATATGCTCATTTTTTTGGTGAGTACGATTATTTTAAGTATGGAGGATCAGGGCCATGGAATAATCCAGATTCAATGGAAAAGTTTTTTAATAAAAATGAGTCTGGTAATTTTTCCATGCAAAGAACTATATTTAAAAATATTGCAAACTCATTTGACAGTAAGAAAGATTTAGTATTCTTTTTTCTTTCACAGTTTACTAATGAGTTGATTTATCCTACAGTATTTGATACAGATGTTTATGATGAATATAAAGCCAGGATGAATAACTTTGATTTCCATATACAACAAGATATGGAAGAAGTTAAAAAGTGTATGAAAGAATATAATATAAGTTTTGATGAGATATTCATTACTAAAAGTATGAATCATCCATATATATTAAAACTAAGTCTTTCAAAGAGAATATCATTGGAAACATTTGCAGTATTGGATATGATATTGAATTTTATTCCAGAGATAGATAAATATTTAAAAGACCCTATCTGGAAAGATCATAAGAAGTTGGTTGTGAATTATAAGCCATTTTTAGAAGTAGATATAGAAAAGCAAAAGAAATTAATAATGGATGTACTTATGAAAGGATGATATGCGAACTGAAACATTGATTTTAGAAAATCTTTTATATAATGACAATTATTCAAGTATCGTTGGTATCTTCTTAAAACCAGAATATTTCAAAGAGAACGCTGAGAAGCAAATCTTTATAGAAATACAAAAACACATTTCGGAGTTTAATAAAGCTCCAACAAAAGAAGCACTATCAGTCAAGCTGAATAACAGAGAAGATTTGAATGAAGCTGCATTTAATAAATGTAATGAAGTTCTTGAAACTCTAAAAGATAAAACAGATGATGAAGAATGGTTGACAAAAGAAACAGAAAAGTGGGCAAAAGATCAAGCAGTATATAATGGTATCGTGCAAAGTATTTCTATCTTGGAAGGTAAAGATAAGAAAGCCTCAAAGGATGTCATTCCAGAAATTCTTACAGAAGCACTAGCCGTTTCATTAGATAAAAGTATCGGACATAATTATTTGGAAGATGGTGAAGATAGATGGGATTTCTATCATCAGAAGGAAACTAAGATTCCTTTTAAAATGATTATGTTGGATAAGATTACAAATGGTGGTATCTCGCCAAAAACTCTTACAGTCTTATTAGGTGGAACCGGTGTTGGTAAAACTCTAGTAAAAACTCATTTTGCATCACAGTATTTAAGACAGGGAAAGAATGTTTTATATATTACAATGGAAATGGCTGAAGAAAGAATAGCTGAAAGAGTTGATGCTAACTTAATGGATGTAGAGTTAAATGATTTACATAGAATGCCGAAAGATATGTTTGAGAAAAATCTCAAAGAAATGAAAATCGGTAGATTGATTGTTAAAGAATATCCAACAGCTGGAGCTCATGTTGGTAATTTTCGTGCATTGATACGAGAATTAAAAATTAAAAAAGACTTTACAGCAGATGTTATCATTTTGGATTATTTAAATATTTGTGCATCTAGCAGAGTGAAGTGGGCTGCAAATATGAATACTTACATTTATATTAAATCTATTGCAGAGGAGATTCGTGGATTAGCAGTAGAATGTAATGTTCCAATTATTACAAGTTCACAATTAAATCGGGAAGGGTTTACAAGTTCTGATCCTGATTT